AGCACCAAAGCTTAACCGTAGCGTATCACCAGAAAGTGGCAAAATTCGCGCTATTTGGATAACCATGCACCAACAAGGCTTTGTGCGTGATGGCTCAGAGCAAGCCCTTGATAATTACATTAGCCGTATGCTTAACCGTAAAAAGTTAGGTGAAAATATCAGCTTTCATTGTCAGTTTTTAAACGGGCAACAAGCTTACAAGGTATTAGAAATCATTAAGAACTGGCACAAACGCGAGTTAATAAAGTGGCTTGATGAAAAATGGCAAGCGCTGCGTCTTCATAAACGCTTTACCTCATTAAGTCATTGTACTGCTTTGCTTTCAGGTAAAGCACCTAAACAAGAGAACTATCAAAACCTTTGTTTTATTTTTGACGAAGCTACAGGACAATGTGCTCCTGCATTGTCTAATAAGTCACATCCATGTGACGTAGGAGTAAGTAAAGAATTATGAAATTAGGCAGATGTCCAACGTGTCACGCCGCTGTTCACGTTGATGCCATGGTTCAGGATGAAGCAGGTAGAGAATTAATGGCCACACTGGCTAAATTGAATAGTAAAACGGGCAGTAGTGTTTTGCAATATGTAGGTTTATTTCGTCCAGCTAAAAGTGATTTAAACAATGGCCGAGCGTTAAAGTTACTTACCGAAGCATTAGAGTTAACCCCTAATTTACAATTACTTTCGGCTGGTTGTGATGCAACTGTGCGCAATATTCATGGTAAACGTAGCTCTTCACAAGGAACGGGCGAAACCGTTAAACCGTTAACCAATCACAACTACTTAAAACAAGTTTTAACAGGGCTTAAAGAGCAGTTTAATCACCCAATCAATGGTGCTAAAAAAGCAACTGATATGGGGAATGCTCAAGTCAAACATTACCACACGCTAAGTGATGTTGAGAATGAGCGTCTTCGCCAGGAACAATTAGCCAAGTTTAAAGTAAGTAAAAGAGCAGGAGAAAGCGCATGAGCCAGCAAGAATCGTTAACCCTTGATTTAGGAAGTGATGACAACCTCAATGATTTATTAGCGCATAGCGACAGCTTGGCCAATGATGACCTCGCATGGCCTAAAATGTTAGCCGATTTAATTGCAGTGAATGTTGCCGAATTAAAAGATGATGGTTTTGAACATGATGAAGCTTGGCGCATTGCCAAACGTTTGATCATACGTCAATCACACTTTTTAGGTGGCGGCATGGTGTACTTACCCCGTAACGACAAGCTTAAAAAAGCCTTGCGTGATGCTAATTTGTACCATGACTTTAAAGGTCAAAATCACCGTGAGCTAATGAAAAGATACAACCTTACTCAACAATCGGTTTATCAGATATGTGCAGAGCAACGTCAGTTGTTCATTGATAAGAGGCAGGGGAAGTTGTTTTGATTCACTCTTGGATAAAAGTTGTTGATGAATTACCAAATGAAAGCTGCGAAGTATTAGCATTTTTTAATACTCTGGGGTGCCAAGCTAAAGCAATTGTTTGGTATTCATCAGTGAAGCAAGAGTTCTTGTCATTAGAATGTGATGAAAAGTTAAATATACCAACGCATTGGATGTACTCACCAAATGAACCTAATCGCTAAATAATGGGCGTGACAGTCACGCAAAAAAACGATAACTAACAAGGTGTCACGATGAAAAAAGAGCAAACAGAAGCTGAGATAAGAAGAGTACGAGAACAAGCACGTTTACGCAAGCAAAAACAACGGGCTAAAAAGGCTGAGTTAGTGGTAAAAGCCTTAGAAGTAAATGCTAGTGCTACCGAACAGCAGCAACTTAACGAACAAACACTAACGCGAGGGTTTGATAGTACAAGTGAATATTTAATGACACTGATGCGTATTGATGGTGATCGCATTGAACATGATCAAGCAGCTATTGGTACTTGCAATAGTTGTAAATTGCCATTACCACAAGGCTGTAACGCTGTTTTTAAAGGGCAGTTTGATTGTATAGTTATATTCATGGCTTGCCGTTGGTGAGTTTAAGGTAGACTGTCTTTATTCACAGTTGTAGTCGGTTTTTCTGGGCTGTAGCTGAATTGTTCTGTAATGGTTTGTAATTTATCTTGCTATGCATGATTAGTTAATGATATGTATAGGTTGTAGGTTAGGTTTATATGTTAGGTTGTTAAGTTAAGTATATGCCTTGTTTTTTCTACTATACTCTAGTAAAGTCCACCGCGATTTTACTTATTGGTTTTTAATATCTTTGGAGGTTCTTATGTTTACTATTCATGGTTGGGGTGATGGTTAGCCTTGTTCGATATGAAAACTAAAGCTTGCAGTAATGCAGGCTTTTTTTATTTTTAAGGAGGGTAAATGACTAGAATTAAGGGAATTGTTGCCATTTCAATTGCTATTTTTAGCTTAGTTATTGATATATTGCTACGTATATTTCATCCAGGGTTAACTGAATATGTATATCACGTATGTGAAGCTTTTATTTTAGTGCTATTACTTATTGGCGCAGTACCAGTGATAAAAGATAAATGGATAGGTGATAAAAGCGATTTGGTTAAAGCTTATCCGATAATTATAAATGCTTCTATCGTTTGTATAGTTTCGGGTTACTACGTTTTGCGTTACGACCAAAAACTATTATTAGCATTATCAGTTTTGGTCTCTTCAGTTTTAATTTCTACAGGTTGGTTTACGCAAGCTATTTTGCAAAAGATTGCACATCGTAGACAGCATACAGTTAATACACTAATGCAGTCACGATTAAGTGAAACATATCAAACTCGCCTTAATAATTTACAAAAGCAAGTTAAGGGACAAATGTATGTTTCTGAAGCAACAGCAATAGCATTTTGTAAGCTAGGAACAAATGGAGGGGCTGAACTTAATGAGAATGATGAAGAGTTACTAAGGGATAGCTTGTATATAGCTAATTACTTTGAATATTTGGCTATAAGCATCAAGAGAAATGACCTTGATAATGAATTGCTTTATGATTGTTGGAATGTGATTTTATCTAATATTGAGAGAAAGTTATTTTATCTTTTGGTTCATTTAAGAAAAAAAGATCAAAATATATTTTGTAATTTTGCTTGGCTTTGCGAGTATTGGCATGGAAAAGAGTCATTACTATATAAGTATCATAAAAACTCAAGTAGCGTAACACCTGAAATGCTTGGCACAGCTTATAGCGGTTTAAAAAGTGATAAAACCAAAAGCCACAAGTAACCGCATTAACCCCCTTGAATCTCACCTAAGTTAACCATGCCGTCATACTGGCGGCATGAACATAAAAAACAATTCAACTAGCCTCAGTGCTAGCACAAATATACCGCCCGTTGCTTTGCAAGCTATTTTGCATGTACTTGCTGCAGAGGGTGGCTATGTAAACAACCCTAATGATCTTGGCGGAGAAACCAGTTTTGGTATATCTAAACGCTGGTATCCTCATCTTGATATTTTTAACCTAACACTTACCAAAGCCGTTGATATTTATTACCAGGACTACTGGCTTAAAAATAAGTGTCATTTATTGCCACCGTCAATTGCCACCATTGTCTTTGATACGTCGGTAAATCAGGGCGGTAACTTTGCCCGTAGAACTTTACAAATGCTTGTTGGTGTCAACCAAGACGGCATTGTAGGTAGCCAAACCATTGCCGCTACTACGTTAACTAACTCCAATCTATTACTTATTGATTACGCAAAATGCCGCGCTCAACACTACAGCGAGATAGTCAAAAAAGATCCCTCTCAAGTTATTTTCTTGACTGGCTGGCTTAACCGAGTTTTTAACGTGCTATCGGCTAGCCAGTTGCTCTTGACTAAGCTAACACGTAAAGCTGATAAAGAGGCGAAGCATGACCAACGCCTTTAACTCAGCTTTTACCTCAACAAAAGCCCGTAAACGTTACTTTGAAGGTCGCCAAGCACGGTTGCGCAAAGAAGTATTTAACCGTTTACAAGGTTTACCTATTAATTACAGCTGTGTTTATCTTCGCCCTGAACATGCACGGCAGTACCGTCGTGGTTGGGATAGTGTCACGGCAATAGATATTGATGTAGCCGTTAAAAAAGTAAAAGCAGGTCAAGCCAAGTTACTACCTGAAACGCCACGCGTCCTTGGAGTGAATCATGCCTAGCAATAAAACGAGCAAACGTAAAAAGTCGCCTTATTTTATTGGCCGAGTACTCACGCACTGGTTGGCGCTAGAGTCTCGAAAAATGTTACTAGAAGAATCGTTTTCTTTTGTAGATGGCAAAGGTATTAAGTGGACAGCTCCTGCTGGCTCTATTATTGATGGTGCCAGTATTCCTCGCATTTTTTGGTACTGCATTGGCTCGCCATTTAACGGTCATTACCGCCGTGCCAGCGTGATACATGATGTTTATTGTGTCACTAAATCACGCCCTCACAAGCAAGTACACCGTATGTTTTATGACGCTATACGCGCTGATGGCGTAAGCAAAAGTAAAGCAAAAGCTATGTATATCGCCTTGAAAATTGGCGCACCTCGTTGGAAAAATTACCAAGAAAAAAGGAAAGGAATATGAAAAAGATAACGTTAATAGTGTTAGCTGCACTCACTACTGCTTGCTCAAGCTATGAATTTGGCGATGTTTCACGTGTTTATTGTGCTACTACAAGCACTGAACTTCGAGCCCAAATTAAAGTCACGCTAAAAGAAAACGGGGTAAGTATTGGCGTTGATTACTGTGCCAGTGCTGGCTTAGTTGATGCCATTTTAATTAAAAGCCCTAAGGAATAACCATGACTGACGTAGTAGATAAAGCTTGTGAACTTGAACAAAAACAGCGTGAACAAGCATTAGCTGCGGCTAGAGTGACAATAGAAAAGCCTAAAGAATTACATGGTCATCGTTATTGCCTTGACTGTGATCTTGAGCTAGATACAAATCGCTTAATTGCTAACCCAAAAGCAGTGCGTTGTGTTGATTGTCAAACCTTGCTTGAGCATAAAAATAAGAGGTTTTATCCATGATTAATTGGTTGCTGAAGTATTACCCTTTGGTATTTTTAGTGTTTAACGGTGTGTTTTGGCTAATTGTTTATGTATTGCATAAAACCTATGCCAAGCGTGAATCAGTAGACAATTTAGAAAAAGAGGTGCTACTGATTAAAACCAACATTAATAACCTGCCTGATAAAGACTTAGTGCATAAGTTAGAGCTGCGTATTGAAGAATTAAGCGGTGATATTAAGCGAATAGAACCAGGGCTTATCTCTGTTAAAAATTTATCTGACATGTTGTTAGAAAACGAATTGAAAAGTAAAGGCTAAAAGGAAAAAACAATGGCGATAGACAAAGTAATGAGCGAACACCAACGACTATCAATTTTATTAGCTCTTGGCGCAATGAATGGTTACCAAACTAATGATTCAATGCTGCAAAGTGCTTGTGCGGCTTATGGTCATACCATGAGCAATGACCGAGTGTTAAGTCATTTAGCCTGGTTAAAAGAACAAGGTTTAGTGTCATTAGAAAGCAATGGCGCCTACACCATGGCAACTTTATCAGGTCGTGGCCAAGATGTAAGCAACGGTGTGGCTACTTGCCCAGGTGTTAAAAAACCGAGGGCTAAGTAATGGCTAAAATTAAAGCTTTTACTGCAGGTGAAAAACGAGTTTTTCACAAGTTAGCTTTAGCAATGATTGCTGCAGAAATAGAAAGCCAAGTAATTAAACCTGCGACTGAAAAGGAAACGGGTAAGCCATATCAGTCAAAAGGCGGTTATTTAGATATTTATTTAAAGAGTGATCCAACAGTTAAGCGTGTTTGGAATGCTTTTCAAAAAGAAGTTCAAAAGGTTCGTAGTGACTATTTAAAATATGCGGAGGCAGAGAAAGCTAATGAAGGAACGTAAAACACGCGGAAAACCCTCAAAAGTTAACCAGCTGCCCGATGCGATTAAAAGCAAACTTGATCAACTGCTTCGAGATGGTCGATTAACGCAAACAGCCATCCTCAACAAAATCAATAAAATGATTGAAGAGGCTGAGCTTGCACAAGACGAGCAGCTGAGTAAATCAGGGTTAAATCGTTACTCAAGTAAAATGCAAGAAATAGGCTCACGTATCGCTCAAGCACGTGCAGTGTCTGAGCAATGGGTTGCTAAGTTAGGCGACAAGCCAAGTGGCGATGTCAGTAAAATATTGATTGAAATGGTACGGACTTTAGCGTTTGACAGCGTATTAGATGCCTCTAATTCAGACCAACCAGTACATCCTAAATTTATCAAAGACCTTGCTATAGGTATTGAAAAACTAGAGAAAGCAGCAACAGAATCAACTAAACGTGAGAAAGAAATTCGTAAGGCGTTTGCTGAAGAAGCGGCGGCACTGGTGGAAGATGCAGTGGTGCAAGCAGGCTTAACCAGTGATGGTGCTAATGCCATTAAACGTGAAATTTTAGGTATTGTCTAATGACTAACATGACGTCTGATTTTAGAAAAACTAAACTAGCAGTTGAAATGGGAGACTATACACCATTTGACGAAAATGAATTATTACTCGGTTATCAAAAACGCTGGATAGCCGACGAATCACCGTTAAAGATAGCCGAAAAATCTCGTCGTACTGGGTTAACTTGGGCTGAGGCTGCCGATGCGGTATTAGCTGCCAGTAAAACTAAAGCTGCCCACGGTACTAATCACTTTTATGTTGGCTCAAACAAAGAGATGGCGCGCGAGTTTATTGACGCGGCCGCTATGTGGGCGAAAGCCTTTGATAAAGCTGCAGGTGATATTAAAGAAGATATATTCATTGATTCAGGGCAAGACGGTAAAGAAATTCTCACCTTTGCCATTCACTTTGCCAGTGGTTTTAAAATTCAAGCTTTAAGCTCAAACCCGTCAAATCTTCGTGGTATGCAAGGTAACGTCACCATTGATGAAGCTGCTTTTCATGACCGACTAGCTGAAGTACTCAAAGCAGCATTGGCGCTTACCATGTGGGGTGCAAAAGTACGTTTAATATCAACTCACAATGGCACCGACAACTTATTCAATAACATTATTCAAGATAGCCGTGCAGGTAAAAAACGTTACTCAGTACATCGTATTACCTTAGATGATGCTTGTAACGAAGGTTTGTATCAACGTATTTGCCAAATTAAAGGTGATACTTGGAGTCGTGAAAAAGAGCAAGCATGGAAAGATGGTTTACTCGGTGATACAGCAACAGAAGACGATGCCTTAGAAGAATACTTTTGTGTGCCTAAGCAAGGCGGCGGTGTTTATATCAAGCGCGTTCTGGTTGATGAGGCCATGAAATCTGATATTCCTATTTTACGTTTTACTGCAGACAAAGATTTTTTAACGTGGTCAGTACGGCATAAACAAATGCAAATTAAAGAATGGCAAGAGTCATTAAATCCGCATTTAATCGCCCTTAAAAAAGACTTAAATCATGCTTTCGGTGAAGATTTTGCCCGTAAAGGGGATTTATCAGTATTTGTGCCATTACAAATAAATAAAGACTTAAGCAAACGTGTGCCGTTCTTACTGGAAATGAGCAACCTCACTTACGATGCCCAAAAAGAGTTGTTGTTTTATTTATGTGATCGACTACCTAGATTACAAGGTTTAGCCTTTGATGCTACGGGTAATGGTGGTTATTTAGCTGAGGCAGCTGCAGAGCATTATGGCTGTGAAATGGTTGAGCAAGTCATGCTAACCGATAAATGGTACATGGAATGGATGCCTAAGCTTAAAGCTGAGTTTGAAGACTTCAATTTAGAAATTCCTCGTCACCAAGATGTGCAAGATGATCTTAACCAAATTCAAACCATTCGTGGTATTCCAAAAATAGATAAAGGCAGTACTAAAGGCAGTGATGGTCGTCAACGCCATGGTGATACCGCTGTAGGCTTAGCTATGGCCATTCGTGCCAGTTGGATGGATGGTGGGGTAATTGAATATACAGAGTTATCTCAAAAAGCGGGTACTTGGCACCAAAGCGAAAAAACCTTAAAAGATTACATGCGATCTGATCACAGTGGCGACAACCAACAGAATTATGACCAAGGAGCTTATTAACTATGGCTAACAACACGGCTAACCCAATTCAAACCGATAGCAACGGCAATAAGTTCCGCATTAAATATTTAAAAGAGCAGCAAACTGATGATGCCAAACTTGGCCATTTACGCACTCATTACAGTGACCACCCAAGCAGAGCATTAACACCACAAAAACTAGCCGATATTCTAATAGGTGCAGAGCAGGGTAATATTATTGCCCAGTGTGAGTTAGCTGAAGACATGGAAGAAAAAGACGGCCATGTATTTGCTGAACTGCAAAAGCGCCGCCGTGCTTTGTTGGGTGTCGATTGGAAAATAGTGCCGCCGCGCAATGCCAGTACAGCAGAAATTAAAGACGCTGAAATGCTGCAAGAGCTATTCGAAGATATGACCTTTTTAGATGATGTCATCTTTGATATGTCTGATGCTATTTTAAAGGGGTTTTCTAATCAAGAGATCACTTGGCAACAGCAAGGTGTAGGTGCAAGCAAAGTATGGCTACCATCTAATATTGAGTTTAAAGATCCCAGTTGGTTTATGACTCACCCAGCGCAAGAGTTAGGACAAAACCGCAATGAACTACGCCTGCGCGATAACAGCGCTGATGGTGAAGCATTACAGCCCTTTGGTTGGATCTCTCATTGTCATAAAACTAAATCAGGTTACTTAGCCCGCTCAGGCTTAGCGCGTGTACTAGCTTGGCCGTATCTATTTAAAAATTATAGTGTGCGTGATTTAGCCGAATTTTTAGAGATTTATGGTTTACCGCTTCGCCTTGGTAAATACCCAACAGGTGCTAGCCCAGAAGAAAAAAACACCTTACTTAATGCCGTAATGAGTATTGGCCACAATGCAGGTGGCATTATTCCTAAAGGTATGGAAATAGATTTTCAAGAAGCAGCCAAAGGTACACAGCAGCCGTTTGAGTACATGATTGGTTTAATGGAAAAAACTATATCTAAAGCTATTTTAGGCGGCACGCTTACCTCACAAGCTGATGGTAAAAGCTCAACCAATGCCTTGGGTAATGTACATAACGAAGTTCGCCAGGAACTGCGCGATAGTGATTTAAAACAAATTGCTAATACCCTAACGCGCGATCTCGTTTTTCCCATGTATTACTTAAACGGTAAAAGCTACCGTCATCCATTGCGCAGCCCTCGCTTTGAATTTGACATTACCGAAGCGGAAGACTTAAAAGCGTTCGCGGATTCTTTACCTGCGTTAGTTGATGTTGGTTTTAAAATCCCACTGAACTGGGCACAAGAAAAGGTACAAATACCTTTACCCAAAGATAACGAAACTGTTTTAGCTAAAGGTCAGTTAGTGGAAGAAATTGACGAAAGAAGCACACAAACAAAACTAAAAGCTATTCGCAAAATAGCGGCGCTTAAAGCTAAATCAGTAGCGCCTGAACAATTAGACAGCTTCACCAAGCAACTTACCAATGAAATGTCATCTGTTCTTCAAGGTTTTACAGGTGAAGTGCAGCAGCTGGTGGAGCAAGCTGAGTCATTAGAAGATCTGCAATTATTACTAGCAGATTTAGATTTAGACGTAAATGAAGCAAACGAAGTGATGCAGCAAGCTTTTGTGGCCGCAGAGCTTGGCGGTCGTTTTGATGTAAATGAAGGCGAATAATTATGCTAGCCAAATTCATTAAACGATATAAGCGTTGGCATAATCGTTATCAGTTTAATAGGCTAACTATTATTGACCAAAAGTTATTTAAATTTCTTGAGCTTGATCCTGATTCACTTATCAAACGAGGTGAGTTATGACAGCCCGTTATGGCTCTTTACCCTTTAAAGAGGCGATAAGTTTTTTTCAAAATAAGTTAAACATACCGTCAGAACGTTGGGTTGATGTTTGGCGTGATGGCCATAACAGCGGCTTTATGGTCGCTGGTGCATTGAAAGATGATTTGCTTAACGATTTTCGAAGAGCGGTTGATAGTGCGATAGCAGAAGGCAAAAGTATTGGTTGGTTTAAAAAAGAATTTAAAACCATTGTCGCTAAGCACGGCTGGAGCCATACAGGTGAAACTAATTGGCGTGCTAAAGTGATTTACGATACCAATATGAGACAAAGTTATAATGCTGGCCGATTCGAGCAGTTGCAGCATTTTGACTTTTGGGAGTATCAACATGGCGACAGCGTGCACCCAAGAGCAATGCACTTATCCTGGCACGGAACTGTTTTACCCAAAGAACATGACTTTTGGCAAACACACTTTCCACAAAATGGTTGGGGCTGTAAGTGTAAAGTGCGAGGCCGAACAGCTAAACAATTAGAGCGCCAAGGTAATAAAGTAAAGCTACCACCTAAGACTGAAATTACCGAGTGGACAGATAAAGCCACAGGCAAAGTACATAAAATACCGAAAGGTATTGATCCAGGTTTTGATTATGCCCCGCGAAAAGTCGTAGTTAAGCAACAGCAACAAAAGCTTAGTGTTGAAAAAGCTAAGCCATTTGAACCACCAGAACGTATAGCCCCAACAGCATTTAGTACGGTAAAAGGTGCTGATGTTCATAGTTTAAATAGTAAATTAGCTGAATTTAAAACCGCTAAGCCTCAGTTTGACTTACTTGGTAAATTT